GACTTTCGGCACGTTTTAGTACCGGAACGGTGCATTTACGCAAAAATATGTTTGATTTAATTAACGAAATTCTTACTTTTGGCCCGAAAATGTCCCACGATGACACAATAGAGAGTCTTTATTATTCACAAGTGCATGCGTTCCCACCTAATATGACTCAAGATAAAGAAAAAAAGTCGTGGTTTAAAAAGAAAAGAAAAGCAAGGAGTTGGGTGGTAGCCTGACAACAAAGGAGTAACCAATGGCAAGAGTAGCATACGGTGGAAGTTCATCTAAACCTGAGAAAAAGAAAAAGAAGAAATCTAGTCTCTTTAGCAGAGTTAAGAGCAGAGCTAAGAGAGGTCTTCAGGAAAGAAAAATTAAGAAGGCTTACAAAAAAGGCACAAAGATTTCATATTTAAGAAAACCGAGTGAAAAGAAAAAAGCTGGCGGTAAAGCCAAGACAATAAAAGAAGCTTTAAAAGATAGTTCACCTACTGGCAAGATCAGAAAGGGAGCAAAAGAAATTCAGCTTACTAAAGGCGGAGCTTATGCAAAGTACGGAAAGAAGTCGAAAGCAGCTGGGTCTTTTAGAAAAGCATTCAGTGATGGTTGCAAAGGTGGAAAACCTTCCTTTACATGGGACGGACGTTTGTATAGTTGCGCAAAAAAGAAGACAAAAAAAGCAGCACCTAAAGCAGCAGCTAAAAAAGCAACATCTAAGTTGACTTCAAAATCCAGACCTCATAAAAGCCCCTTTTATAAGGGTGATGCATAGAAAATAATCTTCTGAAAGGGGGGTGCAAATGCCCAGGTTCGGTAAAAGATCGAAAGAAAGACTCAAGGGGGTTGATTCTAGACTTGTTAATATCCTTAATGAACTTGTAAAGATAATGGATGTTACTATTATCGAAGGTTTAAGAACAAAAGAACGTCAAGAAGAGTTGGTATCTCAAGGCAAATCTCAAACTAAATTCTCAAAACATATTGAAGGTAGGGCTGTCGATCTGGCTCCTTATCCTATAGATTGGAAAGACCGTGAAAGATTTCATTATATGGGTGGTATGGTTCGTGGCATAGGAAAGCAAATGGGGGTTGACGTTCGCTGGGGTGGTGACTGGGACTCAGATGGTGAAATAAAAGATAACAAGTTTGACGACTTAGTCCATGTAGAGATAAGGGGAACAACTCAATAAGGATTGATTATGGCAAAATGTAAAAAAGGTCAGATTTGGGATAAGGAAGCAAAAAAGTGTAGAACTTCTAGCTTAAAGGAAAAGGTAAAGATGGCTAGAGTGAAGCAGGCAAAAAGCGCTGCTTTGTCTTACGGTATACCTACAGGAGCTGCGGCTGGAGCAGCCCTTGGTAGTCGAGTCGGGAAGCCACTTATAGGAGGTTTACTTGGAGCAGCTGTTGGTGGATATAGAGCCTATAAGAAACAAGGAAAAACAGTGGATTATGATGTCCCTAGTAGGAAAATTCCAAAAAAGAAAAAAAAGAAGAAAAAAGGAGAAAAATAATGGCTTCGAAAGAATTAATAAACTGCATGGCAAATGCAAAAACTAATAAACAGAGAATCTCTTGTAAAAAGAAATTTGCTAAAGAAGTCCCTCGAAGTAAAAATATATTCCACAATATAACTAAGTATCAACAAAGAAAACAAGATTCTGCTTCTTTCCCAGGTTATGATAAAGATAATATATTCTATCGACCACCTGATCTTTATCCATCTAAAAAGAAAAAGAAGAAAAAATAAGGAGTAAATAATGGCTAAAATTAAAAGAAAATTTAAAGCACGTCCAACTGAGGCTGGCACAAGAAAGGGAAGTTTGGCTGATCTTGCTAAACGTGAAAGAATGAGGAAAAGAGCTAAATTAACTGAAAAAGCATCTAAAGCATACAAAAAACTTTTAAGAGATGAAGCTCGAACAAAAGTTGCGAAGAAAGTTGCAAAGAAATCACTTATTAAAGGAGCAGTAAAAGCCGGTTTAAGAGGAGCGGGAGTTGGCACCGCCGTTGGTTTAACTGTTCTGGAAATAGGGAAAATGATTAAGAATAGAAAAGCAAAGCCAATAAAAGGTAAATCTTGTCCTCCTGGGAAATCTAAAGTAACAGCTGGTGGAAAAACATATTGCGTATCTGGGGCAAAGAAAAAGTTTAAACCAGGTACAAAAGTAAGAGACCCTATCTCAAAAAGATAGACAAAATGATTATAGTAGTTCCTAGAGTACGATACTTCCACCAAGCAACATCATGCAGATATATGGTGTTTTATGGCTAAGAATTGTAAGAAGGGTTGGGTTTTTGATAAAAATAAGAATAAGTGTATAAAAGGCATAGATTTGTTAGCTCTTGCTAGGAAGACTAAACTTTGGGATAGAACTAAAAGTGTTAGAAAAAAATTAGGAAAAGCTGGAATTGAAGGTTTACAGTAGATGGCTAGAACAAGTAAAAAGAGTAAAGCTCAAGTAAATAAGCAACTTTGGGATAGAGCTAACAATAGCCATCGGCAAAGGTGGCAAAGCTTATCGCAAAAAGGGTATGATTTCTATCTTAATGAGCAACTTACTAAAGAAGAGAAAGAGCAACTAGAAGAATCTGGAATGCCTACATTCACTATAAATAGGGTAACTCCTATTATAGAGATAATGAAGTACTTTGTAACTGCTAATAATCCTAAGTGGAAAGCAGTTGGGGCAACCGGGGATGACGTAGATGCGGCTCAAGTACACTCTGATGTAGCTGACTATTGTTGGTATTTATCTAATGGTAAGTCTCTTTATAGCCAGATTTCCTTAGATGCATTAACTAAAGGTATTGGATATTTCTTAGTAGATGTAGATAAAGACGCTGATCGTGGCATGGGGGAAGTAAGATTCAGTAGAATTGATCCTTATGATGTATTTGTAGACCCATCAAGTAGGGATTTCTTATTTAGAGATGCTGCTTTTATCATGGTAAGAAAGAATATGTCTAGGTCTAGGCTTATCAATATGCTGCCGGAACACGAGGCTAGGATAAGAAAAGTATCAAGAGGTACAGATGTTATATCAATGTCTGAAAGAGATATAGAATTATCTGAGTCGATACAACCTGAAGATATCACAATGGGTATTAATATAGAGGCTGAAGATGATGATATTATCCCATATTATGAAGTATACTCTAAAAAGAAGTTCGCATATAGGAATGTATATATAAGAGTGCAGCCAACTCCAGCTGAAATGGAGAATATACGGGATCAAGTAGACAAGCAACTGGAACAATTCAGAAAAGAAACAGAAGTACAGATAATGGAGAAAGAACTGCAACTCCAACAATCTGTAGAAGCTGGTGAAATCATACTTGAGAGAGCTAAATTAGAATTAGATAAAGCAAGAGACATGGCAGCTCAGGCTTTAAAAGAACAAGAAATGCAGTTAATGTCTCAATTACAGGACGCAGCATCCAAGGTTACTCAGCAAGTGATGACTGAAAAAGATTTTCTCTTACTGGAAAAAAGCCCAGAAGCTCGAAAGAATATTATTGATTCTATTAAATTCCATGAGGATCGCATTATTCAAACTTGCAGTGTAGGGGAAGATACCTTTCTGTATGAATATAAACTTGCTATAAATGAATATCCAATAGTTCCTATACCGTATATGTATACAGGAACTCCGTATCCTATGGGAGCTGTAACTCCTCTTATTGGGAAACAACAAGAAATTAATAAAGCTCACCAGATTATGTTGCATAATGCTAATTTAGCTTCTAATCTGAGATGGATGTATGAAGAAGGTTCGGTGCCTGAAGATGAATGGGAAAAATACTCTTCAGCCCCCGGTGCTCTTCTAAAATACAGACAAGGATTCACCCCTCCAACTCCTGTACTCCCGGCTCCTATAAACAATGCATTCTATACGGTAGTGCAGGAGGGCAAATCGGATGCCGAATATATCAGTGGTGTTCCATCAGCTATGATGGGATTTGTACAAGAACAAACTGAAACATGGAGGGGATTATTAGCTAATGATGAGTTTGGTACTCGAAGACTCAAGGCATGGATGGGGTCAGTAGTAGAACCATGTTTAGAACATTTAGGAAGAATATTCCAGCAAGTATCTCAGAAACACTATACAGTAGAAAAAGTATTTAGAATAGTACAGCCTGAAGCTGGTCAATCTCCACAAGAGCAGGAAAAAGAAGTAAGAATTAATATAAATGTATATAATGACTATGGAGCA